GATACGGCTCATACTGATGACGAGACTAGAAACTGGGACAGGGAGAATGTCCGAAAAGAAGCGAATCGATTACTGGAACAAGCTGAAGATGCAGAGCGGCTCCTGCTTGAGCAGGAGGAGGAGGAGAAGATCCGGCAGGAGGAGGAGGAGAAGATCCGCCTCGCCGATCTGGAGGCCCATGAGAAACGAGAGAAGGGCCGTCATTGGTATCAGCCTTATCCCGAAGCAGTGCCACTTGATTTGTGGGAACTCTTTCGAGCCATAACGTATGAAATACATGGCAAGATAACTCATGACCTCCTCATGGAGACGGTATCCCATCACTCCACAAGGTCCAATAAGCTAGACGCCTATCGTATATACTACCCTGAGAATGGTTGGATTCAGCATGGGGATGATGACTGTCATTCACTATGGATCTCCAAACCGATCTTAGGTATCCGTTACGGTATGGGTGTTGGTGATTACGATTCCCCGCTCATTACACCCGAAACGGCTGCTTTGTTTAACCTAGACCCCCTCAACCGAGACAATGACAAGTAACCATTGGCACCAGCCTTACTCTGGAGCAGTTCCTCTTGATTTGTGGGAAGTGATGCGAGCTAAGACCGCTCAATACAATAAAGATAACCCGCACTACGAGAGGACGGTAACAGACACGGCTAAATACTTAAGCCAAGCCACAGACAAGCTAGATGCCTATCGTTTTTACTCAAACGAAGAGTGTAGATGGCTTACGGTGGGGGTCCGCTACGGTAATGCAGCTCATGAGTATATCTGTTTTGAAGTATCACCAGAAGTCGTGGGTCAGTTTAACCTAGACCCACTTAACCTAGACCAAGAGTAAGTTATTAAAAATAACGCGTTTTAATATTGACTTTATTGATATTATATGCTATACTTTAGTTACAATAAGGAAAGGCACTGAAGCCAACCTTAACCTAAAAAACACAATGAAAATAAAACAGCGCATCAATCGCGCCGCCGCCAAAGTAGTCACACGGCTACTCAACTCTAAGCTCCTCACCGAGCTTATTGAAGACAAGGTCAAAGCAGCCGTAGAGGCCAATACCGTCTCTGTTGAAGACCTCGCCTCTGAGATTGAGGTAGAGGACATCGCCGCCAAAGTGTCAGCGTCCGAAGTCGCCAGCTACATCAAAAGCTGGGAGGTCGCAGAGTGCTTTGACTCTCAAGAGATCGCCGAACATATCGACGAGTATCAGATCGCTACCGAGATCGATATCTACGAACTCGCCAAGAAGATAGATCAAGATGAGGTCGCCGATAAGCTCCGTGTGCTTGTCGATGTCGATGACATAGTTAGTGATGCCATCACGAAGATCACCGAATCAACATTTAAACTAACAATAGAATGAGAACAATAAACAGTTACACCGACAGACAGATCCGCAATTCTTTGCGGGCATGGTATGAACTCGCCGACGAAGACCAGAGAGACCGTGGCTCTGTCTGGTATGAAAAGGCAGAGGAAGAGGCTACCTGCATTTCAGACATCACTGGTGTCGAGAAAGTCGCAGCAGCAGCCGTCATCGCCGCCCTCTCTCCACGTAACAAGTGGGAGCGTAATGTGCATGACGCATGGGACCTGTGCAAAGCGTGGGCTAGTGGTGACCCTCAAGAGTCCGTCACCGTCTGCACCTTCCACTCTAACCGTGACAAGGCATGGCGTATCCTCGAAGGTGAGCGAGATGTCCTTGCATCGTCACCCAAAGTCTCTGCCTTCGCAGATACCATCGTCAATGGGTGTCTGGCTAACCGTATCGTGGTTGACGTCTGGCATACCAGAGCCTGTATCACCAAGCCACGAGAAGGCCGTGTCGATTGTCAGGCGTCCCCGACACTAGCCCAATACTCTAGGCTAGAGGAGATTACCCTTGAGGAGGCGCAGCTTGCCGACGATCCCCCCTGCGTGTATCAGGCAACCATATGGTGTGTCATCAAAGACAAATGGGAGGAGACCAAAACAGTAGCACTTTACTAATGAAGTTACACTACCCTAAACGCGGCCTCAATTCATACTGTGGCCCCGCTATCCTTAGTTACCTGACTGGCATCCCGACTCACGTAGCCGCCCGCCATATCAGGAGACACTCAGGACAACGGGCTGTAAGATCGTGTGGCATCCACTTCTTGAGGCTCGCCCTCAAAGACTTCGGGTATCACACGTCAGATGAACTGAACGTAAAAGGGCTAACCGTCAACCAGTGGCTTAAGGAATACGATAAGAAGCGCACGCCTCAACGTGTTTATCTTGTCCTTGCTGGACGTCACTTCTACCTATTCAAAGGACAAGAATACATCTGTGGACTTGTCGATAAACCAACCAGTATCAAAGACAAGAGTCTGAAACGGCGCTGCCGCATCTACTCAGTCCATGAGGTCATCAAGCATGTCCTCAGATACAAATCCGATAACTCTCCAGTCTTTGCTCTGGAACAATAAAAGCAAAACCAAACCAACAAAACCAAACCAAAGAAAAAACATATTATGCATGGAATTAAAGAACTAGACGCCGTTATGGTCCCCGCAGGTGAAAACTACCGCACATGGCACAACCTTGAGAAGGTATCACCGAGTGGGTTAATCACACCCCGTGAGGCAGAGGAGGTAGGACTATTCCCTACCATCCGAGAAGCTGAGATCGTCGCCACTGTCAAAGATAAGTCAGAGGATGACGAGACGGAGACTCACCGGCATGTCGAGATGCCGTCCCACAAAGGTCTTGTCGCAGAGACTAGAGAAGGACAACTAGTCCCGATTCACGTAGCGTCGAACCAATACGCCATCATCCAGAACCGGAAGATCGCGGATCTTATGTCTTCAGCACTCAAAGAAGCTGGAGTAGAATACAAGTTCTCTGCAATGGGGACGCTCAAGAACCTGTCTCACTTCTTCGTCTCAATCGAGTTAGGTGAGAACGGTGGTATGTTCAAGGTCAATGGGGAGGATCATCTCTTTCACCTGAACGCCCTCACTAATCACTGTGGTATGTCCTTCCGAACTCATGGATCACATACCAGAGTAGTGTGTGCCAATACCTTCGACGCCAGCCGCTACGGCGACAAGAAACTCATGGACTTCAAAGTAGTCCATAAAGGCAACGTAGAATTCAAGTGCAGGGACCTCGCCCAGAAGATTACCGGACTACTCAAGAGTAGGGAAAGCTACGTTGAAGAGATGGAGATGCTAGCCGCCCAGAAGGTGGCAGAGTCTGACATCCAGAACATCGTGGCGGGATACTACATCCAGCAGGCATTCAGTAAGGTTGATAAGTTTTCAACCCGAACCCTGAACGCCGTATCCGGTATCACTGACCTGTCGATCAGGGGTAGGGGTAACCGTGGAGAGTCTTTATACGACGTCTTCAACGGAGGCACTGAATACTGGACGTCGGGTGAAGGTGTTGGTCAGAGGACATCTGACACTAACAAAGCCTTCTCTTCAGAGTTTGGCACAGCCGCCGCCCACAAGCGTAGATTCGGTGATTACCTCATCGACAATGCTGACTCCATTGACCAGCTTGCAGAGGAAGGTCGTGTTGTCATGGAAGAAACACTTAAAGGCTAAGAAGCCTGATACTCTGCCCCTTCCGATTGGAGGGGGCAGCAATCAGGAATCAACCTGAGACTGAATAAAGATAATATGACTGATATAAAAGACCTGATTTTCGCTTTGCGAGTCCAATCAATTAACCACGCAAAGTTGCTGGAGAAGAAAATGAAGAAGGAACAAGAGTTGGAGCGGCTCCAAGACGAAACCACCGACTGCCTCCGCGCCCTCACAGTGTTGCAGGAGGTTTTAGAATCAACCACCAAAATCTATGACAAATAAACAAATAAACGACATGACCGACGAAGGTCATGGTTGCCCAGTAGTCCACCTCAACGGCTCCAGCAAGGACGCCCTCTTGAAAGAGTGGTTCACCTTCCAGAAAGCCCTCGAAACAGCGCGAGAGTTGTTCCCTCACGAGAGCTTTCATGGCCGTAACCATTACCCGAAAGGCGATGCCGGAGAGCAGAAGGCTGATGAGTATAGACAGGCATTTCTAGCCCAGTTAGATACTCTGATTCATTGTTCTGGTGGAAACAACGCCGGAATCGACGCACAATAGAAGCTATGGAATTAAATGCTCCAATCCCATCTAAACCAGATGTCCCTGATAACTACAAGGAATACATCCACGATGCGACCTTTACAGCCCGTTCATACCTCACACAAGAGGGTAAGATTGTCTTAGGCTTTGAAGGCCGAGGCAGTGAGACCAATGAGTTGAATGAGTGGGATGTCGAGTTCGACATCTATGATTTCCTCGCTTGGATGAACAAGCATAAGTTAGAGGAACTCGCAAAAAAACCCATAATGTCTCTCGCAGACCCACATAAGAACAAATAGAGCCATGCCAACCGAAATACCTGTTATATTTAAACCTAGTTATGGTAACTTAACGTGCTACGTAGCTGACGTCAGTCTAAAACGTATCATCACTAAGCTTACGGGCCATAAATCGCTCACTGAAAGTGACCGTGAGGCTCTCAAAGAGTTAGGTTTCACCTTCAGAGTCATCCAACCTCACTATCACGTATGATAACTATCACGCAAATCGCTAGTTACCTTGCATTTACGCCCTTGCTCCCTATCGGTATTTGCTGTATCGTAGCTAACATGCAGCGCACGCAAAAAAGATTCGACCAAAAGCGTGCGAAGCAGGCCAACAAAACTTAGTGGGCAATAGTCCACACCCAACACCCGCTGCCATTTTGTGTTTTTTATGGTAGCGGGTGTTTTTATTTAATCCAAAGGATTAACTCTAGGTTTCTCTTTGTGAATGCTCTGAACATCCTTGCCTCGCTTACGTAGAACCTCGTCTTTTTTCAGCCTGTCCAAAATCGGAGAGCTTAAAGATCTAGTCTTAAAATCAGATCCGCGTATGGCTTTTGCAACATCTGAGTTTAACCTCAAAGATTTAATAATTAAATCTTTTTCTTTTTTAGGAAGTGGGGAAGTTTTATACCAACCGCGAGCGCGTTTCATGATCTTGAGGTCATCCGAATAGAAAGTATTAGCGATCTCTTCTACATCATCATCCGACAGAAACTGATTAGAAGCTAACTTGTCAGTAGTAGACCTAGAAGCATTCAAATCATCGCGAGTCTCTCGCATAGCACTGTAGAAAGCATTAGTGTGGTCCACATTCAAGTTTCTCACAGGAGAAATTTCATTCATCACAAGCTGACCCAACTTATCCTCTGCGGACATCGAAGGCGACTCGCCTTTAGTAGTCTGAATAACTTTTCGGGCAAAGTTGAGCGCCCGTGGCTCAAATGCATTCTTGAGGATATAAGAAGCCCTCTTAGCAAAGATTACTTCAGGTTCATCAAAGTCATTATAAATCTTCTGCTTAGTAACAGAATCAATATTCTCTTGGGACTCCCGCCAAGCTTGGCCAAGAATAGGTGACTCAATAAACTCGTTAAGGAACATACCAGAGGCTTCAGTAATCCCTTTTAAGAACTGACCTTTTTGAGCGTATTTTGACAACCTCTCAAGGGAATTCGTAACAGGTGACATCGGGTTAAGGAAAGTCATGTCCCACTGGACCTGCTCACCGAACCAATTGAAATACCAAATGGTAGAGTTTTGTCGGTATTCAGGTAAGCCTTTCCTGTTCAACTCATCTTCTTCTTCAGAAACACCGAAAATAGCCCGCATGATTTGCGCTCCCAGTATACTTACCCCACCTACGATTGCGGAGTATCCAACAAGCCTGCGGAAACCCCTCTTTTTGATGACTGGGTTGCTGCTACTTATTTCTTTTTTTATCACGGAGGGAGTCGCTAAAAAGATCCGGACAGTGTCTGTCTTAAACCTTAAGAAGGACGCAAAGACAAAACCATACCTTGAAGAAAGGTCTTTTATAGCCTCATAAGAATCTACATAAGATTGAGAAGTGTCCCGAACGGTTTTAGACGCTATAACTTCAAGGTCTTCATCCGTAAGGTTTTTATAACCTGTGTCATTACCGCTCTTTAAATCGCTGTGTCTGGCTCTCTTCAAAACAGAAAGCTCAAACTCATAGTAACCAATCTTATAGAAGTCATCTACTGCCTGAGAAAGAAGCATCATCCGGTTAACAACAGGATCTAAAGTTTTCTTTCTAACTGCGGCAGAAGCATTCATAGCCTTCAGTTTGACTTTCGCACTTAGGAGTTTCTCTGATTCTTTCTGTAGTCTTTCTCTTAGGACGTCTATATTAGTGTTTCCGTTAACTAAGTCCGATAAAAGCTGACTGGTGATATCCCCCTGAATTACGTTCAGGCTAAGTAACCTACCCTGATATGCGTCGATAGACCTGAGACTCTCATTAGAGTTTAGTGGGTTTAGGACCTTACCTACTTGGTTAATATGCTCAGTAAGGGTCAGGGGGTTTAGGCCCTGCATCGGCCCGAAGAAACCTAAGTTACCAATCACGTTACGCGTATAGAAACCGATACCGAATAATGTCTTAGCTGTTAGTGTGGCCCCTTGGGCGAGTTGAACACCCCCCACAATCCAGTTACCTAACTCAGACTCTTGTGCGTTTATCTTATCTTGTTTCTGAACATAGGATTGGATCTGTTTAAAAGCTTCAGCATCAATGTAATGATGGAACCCCTTATTGAATTCAGCATCCTCCTCACTTAAACCTTCTGGTTCTTGGTTGTAACGATAAGCTTCCCCCGTCCTCATGTTGACGATATTCAACTTTAACGTGGCCTCTGGACCCATTCGGTCTAAATCATCGGTAGAGTAAACGAAATTATTACCTTCGGCTTGCCCGAGAGCAATCATATTAGATATCATTGACTCCCTACTGAGAGACCGACTTAAAATAGACACAGATCGGATTACGTTGTTAACTACCTCTGAATCAGCGTGCTGCCCTAAAAACTTACGGATGGCTGGAGGAACTCTTTTACGCCTTTTTAGGTTATCAATAATTGATTTAGCAATGCTTCCGTCCTTAAGACCTCCCTTAGAACTACCGAATTGTTTGTCCGCATCAAGAGACTCAACGTAATCCCTCATCGCTTCTTTAATTTGAATAGCTATGGCGGGGTCAGTATTGTAGATATCCTCTACTCTCTTTCGGGCTTCTTGTGCGGAAACACCAGCCTCGCGTTTTCTTACCTCAGACTCGATGTAGAATTCTTTGAATTGCTCTAAAGCATTCTCATAATTCTCAACCATCACTTGGTCGATATTAGTGAAATCTCCCCGCATGATACGCCTCACATTGTCCATGTAGGCTTCATCAGTGAAAGCGCGATAAGTTCTGGTAACATAAACGCCTAGCCTACTGTCAATCACAGCTCCAAGATCGCCACTAATACCGAACTCATCTTTCATAATCTTAGACATAGAGTCTAAGACAAACCTGAGTTTCCCAAGATTCTCATGCAGCTCAGGGTGGCTAGCGGCTAGGACGCTAGCAGCAGCCTCTCTTTTCGCTTTCGATAAACCGAGGAGAGTATTCTTTTCCGCTGCCTTCCTATCCAGAACGTGCAGTTTGTAGAGAGAAGCTTCTTGTTCGGAAGTAATCTTCTTACCGCTATTCTTATAATCCCTTATACGAACCCGATATTCGTTCTCGATCTGAGTCTCTACTTCTTCACTAATCTCAATATCATCAGGTCGTCCTAAGTAATCCCCTAAAATAGTGTCTTCAACTGTATTCTTTTTAAGGTAGCTTGTAATCTTATTAGCGATTGTCTCAGTTGATTTTTCAACAGCCCGCTGCACCGCATCAGCTTGTTTTTTAAGTTCCAGTATTCTTGGGTCAAGGTTACCTTGGAAGATTCTTTTAATGCCCGTGCGACTGGTATACTTACCGCCTGCGAAAGCGCCCAGAGCAATCTTATACCCCTTGAACATCGGTAGCTTGGCTACGATCTCTTCGTAAGTTGTGTCCTCAGTTATTTCATTGAGAGTAAGGCTGATTTGGTTAGCGAAACTTACGAGAGATTCGTCGGGAACTTCAATGTCGAACTGTTTAATAGCGTAATCAAACCGACCACCACTCTTGATATAACTAATCTCATCCGAGATTTCGTTTATCTTTCGGGAAAGTTTCGGGTTATTCTTGCGGAGTTTAGCTCGTAAGGAAAGTTTCTTCAGACTACCAGCGAAGAACCTCATCAAGACACGAGCCGTGTTAGGTTGAGTCAGGTAAAAAGAAGCGTCTTCGTAGGAAGTATAGCCTCTAGTTGCTCTCTCATAATGGTCCGCAAACATATCACGGACGAGGTTTCTTTTAAGGTCAACGTCCCCCGCGTCAATTGCTTTTAGCACATTCTCAAGTTCAGTGGGGTCTTGGATATATTTTTTAGCAAAGTTTCTGAAGGACCCGTCGCTCGTTTCGGCAATCGCTGAATCAATTTCTTGGTCGGTCAACTCGATTGACTGGACTGACTTAACGAAAATACTATTTAGTTCCGCCTCAAGAATCATTTTGAGGTGAATAGAGTTCCTTGCGATATCCCCATACCTAGCCAAGATCTGACCAGAGTTTTTACCATTCACAAGGATAACTAAATTACTCCCACCGTCTTCATTAGGAGTTTGGACCGTCTTAAACAACTCATTAGGGGCATACTTAAACTCAGCTTCGGATTGCTCGTTGTTTAATATAACAACAGGAGCTGCGGATGCGGGCATAGTATGCGCCGCTACCTCTTGAATCATTTTATTTATATCAGCTAACTGATCCTCTGTTACATCATCATCCGAACTTAAGTTTTCAAGAGAGTCATATTTTTTCCTCTCGAAATTCTTACGTGCGTTGTCGTTAGTTTCTGCCTTACTCTTCTCAATAACTTCTTCAGCTTTGAGGATCTGAAGCTCTTGCATTATCCGCCGCTCAACTAAATACCTACCAGCAAGATCAGGGACTACATCCATGTTAAGGAAATCAACTAAATCATCGAAGGCGGTATCTAAATTAGTCTTAGGTTCGATACCAAATAATTGTTTGATGCTATTTATAATTCTTCGCAATAAACCCTTTTGAGGGAGGTCCCTGACACCTTGTTGGAAACGAGGGGAAGTGAATATTGAAGAAATAAACTCATCGATGTTAGCCAAGCCAGCTTCAAAAGCTGTTTGATCCTGTTGCGAGTCAAACTTCTTAGGATTCTTGGCGTGTTCTTTGATCATCAACTGCCTAAGTGCCTCAAGTTTGTCGAGCGACCTACGCTGCTCGACAGTCAACAATGACCGATCAGTAGAAAGAAGTTTCTTTGTGAAAGCGTGGAGGTATTCATGCAATAAAATTGACTCTACCCCTTTACCGTAGGTAGAAGAAATATTGATCCTGACTGTCCCCCTCCCTTTCTCATCTTGTAAGAATGAACCTGCGGAATCTTGGATGTCATCTACAATTTCAAAGTTAACTGAGCGAACAAATTCAGGGTCTCTCAACAACAACTCAGCAACGAGTTTGTGGGAATCATCAACTCCAGACTTCTCGATAATTTTAAGAGCCGCTAAGACAGATTCTGGTTCCCCGCTCTCTAAAGCGAGCCTGTAGATATCCGCTATGTTTTCTTCGATCCGCTGTTTAGCGTCTGCGTCGGTGATTAAGTTCGGAGCGTTGTTTCTAGTTACATACAGATTCTCGTAAACTGATCTCGCTCTTTTTAGGTCTGGTGTAATGGCTTCTCCAGTATCATAACCTACAAGGACAAGGAAATCTTTCTCTGCTTTACTTAAACCCAAGAAGTCCGCTTCAGGCACTAAGAGTTCCTGAGCGTATTGGCTATCGTTATCGATTTTGTTGCTGAGAATACGGTTAGCAAATACTCTTACCTTACTCGACATAGAGGAAGTAAGCTGCTCAACAAAAGTAGGTATATTTTGATTAGCTCTAGAGATAAAGGCGTCATAAGAAATGTTTTCGCTATCCGCAGTGCTTTGTGGAGCAGGTGATGGGGCAGCTAGATTCGCCATACTTTCTTCAGGCGCTAATTCTGATTGTCTAGAGTCTTTAATCTTAAGTAACCTAGCTTTGTTTCGGATTCGCCCACCGACTCTCTGAGAGTAAGAAAAGAAGTTGGGGAAAGGTCCGTTCTTTCTCCTAAAATTCTCATGCCCCATGAGACCTTTTATAGTTTGTTTAGCCACCGTTGCCTCCCACCCGTCATTTAAAGACCACTTACCATTTTTATTTTTAGAGCGAGTAGTGGATAAGAAACTGTCGTTAAATGTTTTTTTGTTAAGTAGCCCCCCTTGCCCAGAAGTAGTGGCGTATAAAAAAGCTGAAATTTTCTGGAGCGGGGTCCCGTTCAAGAGGTTTAAATTAGACTCCCAAGATTTAGACCTTCCGAGATTGATGTCTTGGTTTTCTTTCTTCTCTAAGAAATTATCGACGTCTTTCATGTCAAAGAAAGCGATGAACTCCTCACTTTGCACAAAATCATCTAAGGCTGCGTCAGAGTCTAAGTTCTTCTCGCTACTAATCTCAGAAACGCGAGAGCGTAAATACTCTACTTGCAGCCCTAACCGCAATTCAGTAAGTAACTGTGTAAACGCAGTTTCCTGAAGTTCAGAGACAACCGCAGGATTTTTGAGTCCAAGTCGGTTAATATTAGACGCTATACTAAATATCTTACCTGATACACCATTAACACCAACAGAACCGCCTTCTTGGCTCCCTCCCGTAATGGATCTAATATTTTCAGATGCCCAACTATTTAATTTTTGAAGCGCCTCAGAAAGAGTAAGCTCTCCATCCAAAACAAAAATGTCGTCGAAACTACCTTGTTGGTCTAATTGAGCTAGAGACTCCAATTCTGAGGCTAACCGTTCTTGAAACTCTGCTTTTGATTCGCTGTTCTTCTTCTTACTAACTAACCCTTTTATTTTAGTCAGGGCTTTCTTTGAGTAAAACCCCGCTTGTTTAAACTTAAGCTTAAGGGGAGAAGATTTAGACCCCATGATCCCGCCCAGCTCAATTACATTCTCAGAAGCTTTCGTATCATGTAGCGTGGAACTAGAAGTATCTTTAAGAGCGGATACGGGACTCCGGTCTTCGATGCTAGGCTTCATTACGTCAAGCACCTCTCCATCTACTATCACGAAAACGTCAGTATTTATAGGTCCGCTATAAGAATCCGGTATAGTGACGATATGACCTGAGTCTATAGCTGCCTTGGTCGCAAGAGGGTCGTTGTTAAACAAAAAACCGTGATCAGGAGAAGACATAGCCCCATTCAAAGATTTATTTTCTACAATCGAATCTTCTTGAACGTAATCGTAATAACTAGCTAGTTCAGATTTATTGGGGATGTAGTGCTGAGACTTGGGGTCACTTTGGTAACCTTTGATTTTTTCTTCTACAGCCTTTTTGATTTTACTAATCTCCGCATTTGACACCGCTCCCAAGCCATACTGATATGACTTAGGCTTCACAGGATAACCAAACTGAGAGAGGTCCTCTATAGCTTCCTCCACTCTTTTTTGTTTTTTAGACATAAGATTATTTATGTCGGGATCTCTAGTGGGATCAGTAGCCTCATCAGGATCTAAATCATCAAACTCGTCACCTAAATCTAACTTAGTAAACGGTGTTTCTGTATCAACTTCAGAGTCAGACAACAGTTCTTGGATAATAATGTCCTTAGCTTCCGCATGACTAAAACCCTGATCAACAAACTCTTTAATCCTAGCGGTTGCTTCAGCATCCCCTTCGAGTATCTTCTCAGCTTTCTCATACCTAATCTCTTGTTGAACAATCCTAGCAGCTTCTGTAAAAGGAAGCTCAAGTTGATTTAGGTCTTTTTCTTCAGGTTCAATCGAACGGCGGCTAAGGGGGCCACTACCCTCCTTGATTTTAGCCCGATCTAGAACACTACCAAGGGCAATGAGAGCGTCTTGGTCTGGTATTAAAGAAGTCCCATCTGAATTTGGCTGAAAAGTAAGCTTTTCAGTCCCTTCCGAAATAACATTCCCTGCCTCATCAACAATAGGATTCCCTTCGTCATTAAGAAGAGGAGCTTTTGTAATAGTAACTTCAACACCACCCCCATCGGTTTTAACGGCGGATACTTTGGCGTCTTTATATTTACCGTTCTGTGGTAAACTTTCTCCGATAATATTGGATAAAGTATCAGTATCTGTTTCTGGATCTAATTCCAAACGCAAGGCGGCACCTTGCTCTACCCCGTCTGCTGTGCTGGTTTCTCGGAGCTTTATCGTGCTTCCCCCTAAAGTAACCGTTTGTGGGAAACTAACTGGCTCAACGGCTGGTGTTTGAGCGGCTGGTGTTTGAGCGGCTGGTGTTTGAGCGGCTGGTTTCTCTCTTTTCGTAGTTCTCGCTCTGTTAAAAATCTTTTCAAACTCTTTCGCGGCTTTGGCGGAACCTGTATTATCTAAATCTTTTTTAGCCCTCTTACCGACTTTTTGAAATACCTGCTGTTCAACCAGCTGTGTCCTCATGAGGCGGTTGCCTGTGACAAAATCAGTAGCCGAGCTAATAGCGGACTGTGCCGCAGGTCCTCCTGCTCCTAAAGCTAGTCCATACAAGCCTCCCATCCCTGCGGAAGAAGCGACCTCCATAAAGCTAAGGTCTTCGTTAGTCGCAACGGCTTGTATTATTGTGTTAAAATATTCATCAGCACCTTCTTCAAGTGCTTCAGACCCACCGCTCTTGAGCATCCCGCCTACCCCACCTAACATCCCGCCATAGAATTTTTTATAACCGTCTTTGAGGACTTTTTCAAACGCGTCCCTGTAAGCAGCTTCTTTATTAGAGAAGGCTACCTTAACCCCGCTCATTTTCTCTAGAATCTTTTTAACTTCTTTTCCTGAAGCTTTCTGGATAAGGGCCATTTCAACACCCGCCATACCACCTAAATTGAAAGACCCCACAAGTCCCATACTTAATAGACCCGCAGCCCCTCCTCCGTAAATAGCGGCGTCTCTTTTCTGTTCATCAGATAACTCTTTGTCGTCTTTTAAAACGTCGTAAATAGCCGCGTAAGTATTAACCCCGCTTTGAATACCTGTCTGCAACAACATGGCAGGTTGCCTAACAAAACCACTAGACGCCAAGCTGGCCGCAGTGTCCTTGAACATCGACGTAAGGGTGCCGCCTTTCGCTATCGACTTACTGATTTTCATCGTCGCTCCCTTAGTAACAGCACTTTTTAAGAGGGATTTCCTAATCTGGTTACCGACAGCCGTTTTAACTACCGCTTTTAAAGATAATTTACCAGCGACGGCGGGTATAGCACCTACTCCAGCGGTAGCAAAAGAAGTGCCTATAACTTGGGTAGCGTCAGACACAAGAGCGGAACCCATACCCAACAATTCAGAGCCAAACTCAAAATCTTCACCAAAAAGTCTAGCAACTTTGCGCCTGCTGCTAGCTTTTCTAGCGTGTTCTAAAACAGCGGCGATAGCTTCAGGGTCGTCAGCTACAACCCCAGCCGCATTGTAAGTAGACGCAAAGCTACTTACAAACTTACCACTCATTTCATCTCGGACGTTTTTAAACCCGCTGTAATCCTGATTTTCCTTAAATTCTTTTAGAATTCTTACGTTGTTTTCGCCTATGAGTTTCTTTTTCTTTTCCTCACGTAGTTCAGGGTCTTCTATCTCAGAGTCAACTTTTTCCAAAGCCTCGTCCAGTTCATCCATACCTTTTGCCTTTGCCTCACTCCATGCAGTAGCTAGGTAAGTGTCTTGTAGTGCTTGGTCTGCAACCTCAAAATAATCGATCAGATTACCTGCCCTAATCTGGGTCAGTATTTGTTTTTTCTCATCACCAAACCCCTCAATTGATTGTTCAAAAAGACTATCACTATCTAACAAATCAGGGTGTATAGCATACTGCCCATAGCCATATTGCTGGATATTCTCTGATAAATTGTCTTCGTTGAAATCAACCATACCACCCTGCATGGCAACATAACCAAGCTGCCCCTCAATGGATTTAGCTAAATCTTCGTCAGGAATCCCGTTAAAAAGACCCTTATGTTCCATTCTAAGAAAACGTATTGTCGAGTCTATTTCCTCTGCATCAAAAGAACCCTTTTCAACAAAGTCACTCAGGAGGGACTTTACGTGCATGTTGTATAGGCTATCTGGTTCTTCTGAAGCCACCGCCAGACCATCTTGAGCCTCATAATAGTTATTAATTTTGTATATGGGTATGCCGTCGGAATTAGACTGCATAAGATCAATGACCTGCTCAAGGTCCTCTCTTCGGATTGCCCCAACATCTAAAGATTTCTTATAAGCCTCTGACGCAGTCAAACCTTCGGCTGCGGAACCTCCGATCAATCTTTCCTCATATTCACCATCAGGAGCTTCAACTTTAACGCGGGCGAAAGGAGCTACGTTTTTATCTAGATAACTCTCCGCAATAGCCTCTTGGTATTTATCCGAAACTACTGCTTCAGAAGCTTCATTCTCTAAGTAAGCAAAATCTTTAATGTAAGTCTCAGAAGTATCCGGTAACGCAATTTGTTCCCTATAAGCATTGTAGTCTCTTACTTTAGCGGCGTCCTCGTCGTCCAAAGCTACCCCCGATTGCTTTATACGGTTAAGTTCCTCATCAAAAGAGAAAGAGCTGGGAGTGTTAAGATCCCTAATAGAGGATTCGTCAAAGCCTTGCTCCATTAAGTAACTATTAGAACCTTGGTTAACCTCAAAGATATTTCTAATTTTCTCATCTTCAGAAAGATCAGGGGACGCAAGATACCCTTCTTTTAAGTGCAAAGCGTGCTGCTTTACTTGCTCTCCTATGTCGGTAACATTAGGGTTCTCTGCGGTCCACGTTTGGAAGTCGAGTATCTCTGACATCTATGTAAGGGTAATAAGGTTAACTTATTCTTCGGGGTCGGAAGAAGAGTAATTCATCTTGCTTGAAGGAGATGAATTTTTAATTGGGTTAGCAACACTAATCCCTGTACTTTTTATAAGCCTTTCTCGCTCTATCTCAAGGTTTTTAAGTTTAGCTAGGTTAACCTGCTGAAAAGCTAAAGAAGATTTTTGTCGGGTCGCTTTCGCTATGTCAGCATAAGTATCAAACTTCACTTTCACTTTTTCCCGATTATCGTCCGTGTCCTGAATTCCGTGCGCTAAAAGGTAAGCTCTTAAAATTCGATCCATGTTAGCAGCGCCTTCTGGTCCAGAATTATCTAAAGATTCTGGATCAGTTGATACGCCTTTTAGAAGAGACTCCGCTTTTTGATGCGGTATCAAGCTCAGTTCTAACTCTGCTTCTTGTAAGTCTTTAAAGTCGTCAAAGCTACTCGCTCTCGCCTTCGCAGAGTCAGACATTTGAACAGATTTTTGAACGATGTCTTGGTAGTCACTGAGTGGCGCATCCCCAAATTTAATCGCGTTGTAAGTATCAACGTCAAACTTATTTTGAGGGTCTCTACTATTCATGGTCGCATTCAGGTATATCTGAGCAAAACTGTTACGCGCCCCTGACATCTTTGATTTTTCTTTTTCATCAGAAGAAATCTGGTCACTGATACCCTTATTCTTTATTTGGAATAGGTTGCTGATGACAGGACTCTTAGTAATAGAATTTGCAAACTCTAATTGCAGGTCGTTGAAAGCTGATTTCTTATCATTAGGATCAACAATTCGATCTATTTCAGACATCCTATCCTTAATTAGGGGGATTGACTTAGTCATCTCACGTTGCATCCTCCTCTCTTGACGTCCTTTTTTCTGAGCCATACGAGCTTGATCTAGCTCCATAATGCTCTTCTGCGTTTTGAGGATATCTTCTTGTAGGGGCATCAAAACACTTTTCTGGTATCTAAGATGCCAGTTTAAGTCTTTACCACCTCCACCCAGCATGGGGTAAGTGCTATCTTCAGAGAAAAACCTATTCTGCATAGGAGTAATATCTCTCTCACGAGAGATACCTTGATTGAAGTCAATTGGGTCGGCCATATCTAGTCTTTTGTATTGTTCCTTCTTTTTCTTTGCTGGCGTCTCTCTTCGTTTTCCTCGGCCATCGACTTAGGTTTTTTTACTGCGCCGTCGCGTTTGTTAAGGAGCTTATCTAGTTTTTTCCGCTGTTTAGCGGTTAACTCTTCTTTTTCCCTTAACAATTTGCCAGCACTCATCTGAGCTAACATCCTCTGACCTTTAGTAGCAGGGTCCATAATTGAGGGGTCTCCTTTTTCTCTTTTATATAGGGGAGTTGATTGGTTTTTCCCTAAAGGCCCTCCTGAACCGAACTCTCGCATGGGGTCTTGCATGGCTTTAAACGCATCCATACCCGTGCCAAACTCTCTTTGATAAGCGTAGTTCTGCGCTGCTTCTTTAGGGTTAGTGGGTTCGGGTAAAGATGGAGATGAAGATGAAGGTGGAGGTGAAGGTGAAGGTGAAGTAGATTGAAAAGATGGGCTAATTCGATTTTTTGCCATCGTCGATTCAAAAGCTTCTTCAGACACTCCTTCATATTTTTTTAAAGTATCTTTTGCTTGATTATATATTTCTGGGGTTAAAGCCCCACGCTTCGACAAACTTTTTAAGTTTTTGAAAGCATCTTGTTTAAAAGTCAGATCCTCAAAGACAGCAGGTTTGTTGCTAACACGGCCACTAATAACGTCGGAATCAGATTCTGAAGAGGCTTCTTTAGATAAACCCGACCCTCCTGCGTCCAATCCGCGAAACACAGCCAATCGGGAGGGTTTAGGGACACTATCCCTCTCATCCCTCTCATCCATCTTCTTCTTATAATCTACTAAATAAGTATTTAGCTTCGCGTAATCTTCAGGAGTTTCCTTACCTTGAGCGTATTTTTCAGTTATCGACTTAGCTTTTTCTTGCAGTGATGCTTTTCTAGCCGCTCTCTCTTCCTCACTTTTTTTCCTACGAGCCGCCATTTCCTCGCTTTTACGAGACAACACACCGCTTAACTTGGACATTTCATCGCTGGAAGGTAAACCACCCCCAGTTATACTAGTCATATCATCTTCGTAATCTTTATCTTTTTTAGCCATAATTACCAGAGGTGTTTACACGCCCAATGGCGTGCGGTTGTTTTATCTTTTGCTGTTTTACAGTTATGTCTGGCCCTAAAATTAGCCCGACGTTTAGGGTTCTTGTGCTTTGTGAAATCGCTGTAGTCTCGATGGCCGTAGGACACTTTTTTAATTTTGTCGCCTTCTTTACCTAAAACCACAAATTTCTTCTTCGACCCTTTAGGGGCGCGTTTAGGCTTATTGAAGCCAGCAAAAGTCTCCCCATGATACTGGATTCGCCCTGAAGGTAGGCGTTTGAATCGTTTTGTTGCCACGCGCTAAAATTAACAGAATACGCTGTAACTGTCAACGAACGGTAATTCTAAGGTGGCTGAGAAAAACTATTCTACTAGACTCTTAGTATTATTTAGGTATACTTATATAATACTAAGGCGGTTGGGAAAAAGTTTTTAACTGAGTAGAGTGGCGTCGGGATTGTCGAGTGCGCCACTAAGCGTTTTAATCGTAACCTGTTTCCTGAACCCTTTACCATCTTCGTCTTTCGGTGGGTCGATAGCCACGAGTCCTAAACGCTGGCGAGCGCAATCGAGAGCAAGGAACGCGGCATCAGCTAAGTCAGGTGACCTACCAAACCGAGCCTTGAACTCTGGCTTTGATTCGATTTTCACTCTGAGCGTGCCTGTTCCCTTTGTCATATCGTAGTTTCTGGCGCACATTTCTTGTGCAAGGTCAGAGGATACGCCGTAGATTTGTTTGGTTCTAAGGAGTTCTTTGCCGACGAACCAAAGTTCTGATACACGATTTGTATAAAGTTCTGCTCCCGTAAGTTGGCTATTCATACTAACTCGTTTGTCGGAAGCTTTCCCGCCAAAGGTAACACGCATGAACGAACTCTCCCACTCGCCCGCCAGAACGTCGCAGAATGGTGCGCCTGCTCCGGTCGAGTCGAGAGCCACGTTATCGGCTGAGATGTTTCTGCGTTTACAATGATCAATAATCTGATGGACGATCTGGTAGGTTCGGGGAACGGCTTTGTTTGTAGCGTCGTCGTTTAAGTGGATTGCCTCTCCCAATTTGCATACATACTGACCGTTGCGGGCGTAACCTACCTCCGCTGTATACATAATAGTTCTGTCGCCGCCGTTCGTGAAGGCCGGATCGACTCCGGCAACGATTGTCGGTTTGTCTGCCCAATCGACTTCGCCCATAGCACCCCCATTAGCCAGCTCTGCTTCTGAATAGATTCCGGTTGTTTCGTCGGAGTCGAAGAAGACGGCGCGGACCATTCGCATATACCCTCTAGATTCTGCGCCTAACAAAGCCCTGTCTTCCGCGAGCTTCTCAGCGGTCGGTAGCCAAGGATACTTAACTTCTCCTAACATGATATTTGGACTCCGCTCCCCATCGAGTCGGAGATACCGCCCCCTCCATTTCGTTGTCCATTCATCAGCGGTCTGCGTATCTATGGACTCCCAGCCTTTCTTCGGCTCTGACCACACGCCAAAAGCGTCGAATCGGCTGTTCGGGTTGGACATACCGATCATTTGGAAGAATGGGTTTTTCGATAAGTTGGTCAGACCAGCCTGTAAGATACTTTCAGAAAGTTCTGAAAGTTCATCACCGATCATAATTACCCTCTTCTGTTTGATTCCTATGAATTTGCCGATTGCCTCGCGTGTTTTGGATTTCTCCGCCGCGATAAGCGATAATCCAGCCCGTTCAATAAGTGTCCCGTTCTCATCGATATACGCGGCGTTACCGATTGAGTCCCGAATCTTTATGGGCGCACCGTCGATCACTGACAACAAAGACATAACACTACCCCAAATCCTCTTCCTTGCTTCCCGTAACGTAGTCGAGGTCATCAGGACGAGCGTGTCTCGTGGCTGACTTAGCCACTGGACGATACCCCACGCGGCCATCGTGTGTGATTTACCACTACTAGCCGAACCGCCAATCGCCAAATACTTGTTCTTAATAGCAGCCCTAATCATTTTTTCTGCCCAAGGATGGCGGACCATCATCTTCTCTGGCAGGTCGTCGTTGTTCCAAAGTTCGTCACAGATTCTCCAGAAGTAGAACTCTTTAGCCTTGTTTTCGGGGTGGTGAGCGAACCCGTAGAGTAGCGCAGTGAGAGGACTGGTCGGTGGGATCTCCAGACCACCTATGTCCATCATCTTGGATACGGGGTGTATGTGAGGTTCTAGAACTCTCTTGCGTTCCTCATCTTTACTTGCCATAATGAAGTCAGCGTAATGGAAATAGAACCCACTGACAAGGAACAGTTCGACGCCGAGCTAAAAAGGAACAAGAAGCTTCCTAAAGTAATCGAGCTTCTAGAGAAGGGACTTGCTTGTGTTAGCGTAGCTAAGGAAATTAATGTGCATCCCGCTACTGTCCGTCGGTGGTTGAGGAAAGCTACTGTGCCTTCGCTCACATATACTCCCCGTATCGACGCAGATAAGCGGGCTACAGAAGCCGCCGAGAAAAGAATGCATGATGGAGAAGACCCCGATGACATACTTAGCGACTACACTGATAAGTCTATATCAGAATTAAAGACTAACTCATCCGAGAAAGAAGACGAGGTTATGGCGGAAATAGCAGCGGCCCAGTCTACTCCCGCTGATAAATACCAGCATTACATTGCAGCCGCCGGAATAAAGTTATTGCGGGACAGTATGAAGAACCTGAGAGGACCGAGGTCCGTCAAAGAGTTGTCTGACCTAGACCAGCTCATCCGAAGGAACTTAGGTTTAAACGCTAAAAACGCTGGAGGGCATAGTAAAATGCAGATCGATATCTCTATCTTAAACAACGGTATCGCGGACAAAGGGCGAGGCTCTCTTAAGAGGATGAAGAAGGACGCTATCGACGTCGATGAAGTTACAGACAGTTGAGGTAATTTTTACCTTGTATCCCGAACCGTTTAACTTGTATAAATAATCAGTGTTCAAAAACCGACAACCAGAGGTAGGGCCTAAATTCATTACCCGAATAGATGACGGAGCGGATTTCCGTTTTCCGGTAGATACCGCTGACGGCCTTTGGTATCGCGTGAAGCCGTCAACGGCCCGCGAAGTATTTTATTTACAATCGTTGCCAAAAGGGATCAGAGTTTTAGTTCCAGCAGAGGGCGACGGCCTACTAGTTAGAGGAGATTCAATACCAGCAAAATAATGGAAACTAAATTAGATTGGCAGAAACTAGATATTATCCGTCTTTTTTTATTGCACCAAAGGGAAGAGTTTGAAAACCACCTTGAAGAATATGGGTTCGACTTTTCAGAAGGAGAAGCTTACCGAGAGAATATTATGCAGACTCTGTGGGATATGATGGAAGAAACTTTATGAAACCCGAAACCCTATTCCGTCTTCACGAATCGACGTGCAAGAAAACGCTCGAAATTATGCGAGCAAAAAACTCTGACTACTGCGGTGGTGAGAACACTGTCGATGCACTCGCCAACTTCAAGACCGCTAAGTCTTTAGGTCTCCATCCGGTCACCGGATTGCTGTTAAGGATGCAGGATAAACTGATGCGTATCAAGTCGTTCGTTAACGACGGTGAGTTAAAAGTAGCTGGCGAGTCAGTAGACGACGCATGTGAAGATCTGGTGAACTACTCTATTCTAGCGAAAGCGTTACTCAGCGAGGAGCGTGAGTGTGGCACTTGCAGTAATCCAGTTTCTGGTGGTGAGTGTGACAATCTGTATTGTCCTGAAAAATGATCGTCGGCATCGACAACGGATTAGATGGCGGACTTTGTGCAATATCTAAATTTGATGGTAGCCTCATTGATAAGATTAGGATGCCGACTCTTCAGATGTCGAAGAAGAAAGAGATTGATATCCGTAAAGTCCACCAATGGATAATGGACTTAAACACGCCTTTTATTTTTGCGGTAGAGGAGCCGTTAGCCCACGCGAAAAGCAGCCAAGCGGTTCGGTCAATGGCGATCTCATTTGGTAAATTAGTCGGGATGGCTGAGTCCCACGACTACGAAAACATAATGCGCGTGTCCGTCCATAAATGGCAGAAAGTTATGTTAGGTAGAGTTCCTAAAGGTAGGACTAAAGAAGTTGCCTTGGAACTAGCAAATCAGTTAGAGCCGTCGGAGAATTGGCTCGCTAATAAACGTTGCCGGACGCCGCATGATGGTATGATCGACGCTTACCTCATCGCCCGATATATTTGGGGTGGGGAAAAAAGTTAAACTTTTTCTGGACATAACGCACCTCTTCAATTATATGTCTGTTTATAGACAATAATAAATGAAGACACTATATCCAAAACAAAAAGAAGCTCTCGACTTCTTCTTCGATAAACAAATTAGCGCAACTAATACCCTAGACACTAGCCATGTTGGGACTGGAAAAACAGTCGTTGCTTGCCACCTTGCTAAAGCTCTTGGCATGAATGTCGCGGTCCTATGCCCGAAGGCAGTTATTCCATCATGGGAGCGGGAGCTTAAAGAGACGGGCATTGATCCGGTGTTCGTCCTCAACTACGAGAAGATCAGAACGGGCCGGACGGACTTCATGTCCAAGCGGGGCAAGAAGATCATGACGTGGAACCTACCTCCCTGCACTTTGGTTCTAGTTGACGAAGTGCATAAATGCAAAGGGCCTTACACACAGAACGCCCAGTTGTTAGTTTCACTCGTCACTCAAGGTCACTCAGTCCACGCGATGAGCGCGACCGCAGCAGAAGACCCTACCGAGATGCGCCCAATCGGGTATATGTTAGGGCTACATAATCTTAACAAAGCCTCTGACCAACTTAAAAGTTGGTTTGGGTGGATGATGCAATTCGGATGCACCCAGAACCAATGGAACGCATGGGAGTTGCGGAGGAAGACAAAACTCAATGATCTTAATAAGGTCATGTATGGGAAGAATGTTAAGCGTCTTACAGTGTCCGATTTCCCTGACTCGTTTAAACAGAACCGAGTTTTCGTTGAGCCTATAGCTTTTGGGTCCGCTGCTAAGATCGCGAAGGCTTACAAAGATCTCGGTATCACTCCAGAGATAATCACTAGTCTTTTGGAGAACGGGACTGTCGAAGATAGCGATTGGGTTCTCGTTAATCTACTACGCGCTCGCCAGCTAGCGGAGTCACTCAAGGCTAAGGACATGGCGGACATGGCTAAGGACTACGTCGAGCAAGGGCATAGCGTTGTGCTGTTTGTTAATTTTACAGATACTGTAGATACCCTCTGTGAGCTACTAGAATGTATGTGCATTAAAGGAGGCCAAAAAATTGAGGACAGGCAGGACATCATCGATGCTTTCCAACGAGATGAAGAACACGTTCTAGTAATCAACACCGCTGCCGGAGGAACCGGAATCTCGTTACACGACATCAACGGGAATAGGCAGCGGATCTCGTTGATTTCGCCAACTTTCAACGTCAAGGATCACCTACAAGCGTTAGGTCGTATCCATCGCAACGGAGCAAAGAGTGATGCCATTCAGAAGATTCTGGTTGCAAGCGATTCGATAGAGGAACATGTTATGCGTGTTGTCGAACAAAAATCAGATAATTTAAATACTCTACACCAATGAAAACAAAAATAAAAGGGATGACCCCTTACAAAACAGAAATAATAGATAAAGTGACCGAACTAGTATGTTCAGAATTTGCTATAGATCGTGACGAGATTTTTACTAAGAGTAGGGCTTACTCTTACTGTATACCTCGTATGGTCGCTGTCGGCATCTTGAGGAACAAGTTTAAATTCACTTATAGTTCTCTGTCTTCTTACTACGGTTACACTCACGGTAGTTCGATTGCTTATGCATCTAAATCTCTCGATCAGAGAATCAAAGAAGACCCTGAAATAGCGTCAGTAGTTGAGTCAGTCCTTAAACAACTAAACTCATAAGTCATGAGACCAAAAATTTTAAGGAACTCCCCGTTTGCAGCCACAGGCAAAGGTGGTCAGACTTTAATTCAGTATCATGACCTCACCTCCAAATCGAAACACTCGAAAGGTAAACAACCTAAGAAAAAGAAAAGGAGAAAATAGTCGTGAATAATGAAATGAAAGAGAACTCTAAGATGATGCAAGAAGCCATTGTCATTGATGCGACAAGGCTGATTAAAAAATATTCAGAGCAGTATGGGCTACCCCCTAAATGGGTAATGAGTCGCTTCGATGAGGGAGGTCCAAAAGGTAGGACTATACAAACCAGAATTGAATCCTCTCACGCTAGGCATCGTGTCATCACTGAGCTGGCTGATATGGGGTATCCGAGAGATTTGATAGCGCGTTCGTTTGATCTTGGTCGTGACGCAGTTAACAGTATTATTAGAAAATTTAGACAACAACAAAATGAGCAACAACACTAAATACCTGTCAGACGCAGAGAAGATCAGACTCAAGTTACTTGAGGATGAGATCTACATGCTAAACCACAAAGTTGAGCGCACACTCAAGAAACGCGACCGCCTCCAGCGTGAGATTAAGCAAATAAACGAATCGACCCATGAGCGAACAACCCAACCATAGCGACAGAGGCCACGCGGAGTTTTCTCCGTCGAGCCTAAAATATGTAGCCGCTTGTGCTGGCTATCAAGGACGTGATGGAACATCCGCCGCCGCCGAGATGGGGACCAGAATTCACGAGGCCTTAGAAGTCTTCGACCCTTCTGCCCTCCACACCGAACAGGAGCATGAGATCTATGAGCAGATCGTTAAAATGGAGCAGGACTTCATGGCTAACTTCGGCGAGATCTCTGAAGAGCTAAACGAGATCCAAGTTGAGGTTGCCCTAGACGGCACCGAGACATGGGGAACCTGTGACCGATTCTTGATCCTTAAAGGCGGTGACCGAGCCGTCATGGCCGACTACAAAACCGGAATCAGTATCATTGATCCGCCAGATAAGAACTGGCAGGCCAAAGCATATACATGCGGAGCTTTCCAGAAGTATCCAGACATTCAAGAGATCGTCTTCGCGTTCTACGTGCCGCAACACAATGCGACCCTTCATCACACGTTTACGCGGGACGATCTCCCTACTCTGGTCGAAGATCTTAGCCGTGTTATTACGGCAGGTGAAAAGATTCGACCTAAGTGGGAGTCTGGCACACCGGAGCTGGAGGAATGCACGCCAACGCAATACTGTAGATTTTGTAAACACGAGGACACCTGTCCTGCATTAGGTGGACTCGTTATCAGTGTCGCTAAGAAACTCGACACCACGTTGCCAGACATCGATCCGACTGACGTTGATAATCCGGCTAGACTCTCTGAGCTATTCAACATCGCGAAAATTGTTGAGAACTGGTCTATGTCCATTAAACGTAAAACACTCGACGCTCTTAAAGACGGCGAGAAGCTTGACGGGCTTAAACTTCGCTCGATGGGGCGAACCCGAAAGATCTCTGATAATGCTACTTTTGTGAAAATTGCAAAAAAACATGGAATAGATCTCGACACGTTACTCGATCAAGTTAACATCCCGCTCGCCAAGGTTGCCAAAAAAGCGGGAGCCGATAGCAAACAACCTTTCCTCGATGCTTGCGAAGATGCAGGGATTGTAGAAACATCCGACGAGCGGCACTGTGTCGCGACTCAATAAACCAAACCAACAATAATTGATATTATGGCTAAAACCAAAACCCAAGAAGTCGTTGCTGCCGAGACCAATACTGGTCTTTCCACCAACGTAAGCGGAATCGAAATCGACGTAGAGGACATCGAGATTCCACGTATTAATGTCTGCCAGAAGATGTCTCAATCCGACGCCCCAGTTGGATCGATTCTTTTCGACAAGACTTACGAGATCGCTCCACCGGACACTCCGGTTAAGACGATCACTGTCGCTGCCGTAAAAGGCTGGCGGGAGAACATCCCCTTCGATGAAGAGGACATCCCCCGTATCGCTTGGTCTAAATCTGAGTCTGATGCTATTGCAGCACAATCAGAGTGGGATATGACCGAGTTCGCCGAGATCACTCTTCTCATGCGTCAGCCTGAAGGTAGTGAAAACGACGAGGCATTTCAGTTGCCTATTGGCGACCACAACTATGCGTTGGGTAAGATAAATGTAGGTAAGAACGCATACCGTTCAACTTACAAGCGTCTTGCCACATTCGCCGCTCTTCAGTCTGGAATCCCTATTCATAGCAAAGTATGGAACTTCGTTTCTGAAGAACTCAGTAAGGGTAAATACACTTGGTTTAATCCGTCACTTACCGTGACTAAGGAAGAAGCCGGTGAAGATGTTACCGCTTTTGTTAAAAACTTTCTTGGAGCGTAGTTGTGACTGACGAAGAGAAAGAACAAAAAACCCGTGATCTCCTTCTCGAAGAGATCAAGATGCTCGACGGCATGATCGCTGAAGTCGAGGATCAGCTCTCCCAAGTCGGAGCCAACTTGCGAAAGTTGAGGGTAGTTCGGGAAGCACTCCAGCATGTTACTGGTGAGCAGACTGAATTAGATTTGGAATCGAAAGAATAGTCGTTAGAAAGCAAGCCCGCCGCAGAGTTTTTCTTTTCTTCCCTTTGCGGTGGGCTTTTTTCTGCCCACAAATAAACTTATATGAATACATACGCCTTAGATTTTGAAACTTACTACGACAAGCACTGCTCTATACGCAAGCTTGGCCCTCTAGGTTACTTTTCCCATTACGACTTCGACGCCTATATGGTTAGCGTCGTAGGAGATGACGGATACGAATGGGTTGGCCACCCTGAAAATTTTGACTGGGCCATGCTTAACGGCAATATTGTCCTGTCCCATAACGCATCTTTCGACGAAACACTTTACCTCTACGGCATCAACTATGGTTGGTGGCCTAAAGTAGAACCCGCTGAATGGCACTGCACCGCAGACATGGCTGCTGCTGTAGGTCTGCCAAGATCGTTGAAGAACTCAACTGCTGAAGCCTTTGACTTAGAGATCTCTAAATCCACTCGCGATAACATGTCAGGTAAGACGTGGACTGGCATGACTAAGGAGTTCCAGAAGGAAGTAGAAGAGTATGCCATCAAGGACTCTGTCCTCTGCCTCCGTCTATGGAAGGCTTACGAGTCTAAGTGGTCTCAGTTTGAGCGAGACATCAGCGTTACAAACAGACGAATCGTTCAGAGAGGAATCCCTATTGATATAGACGCTCTCCGTAAAGCGAAAGAGACAATCAATGAACTCATCTTTGAAACCGAGAAGGCGATTCCTTGGGCTGACGAAAAGCCCTTACTCAGTCGCAAAGCATTCGATGAACACTGCATCAAGCTCGGCATCGAACCCCCCGCTTCTCTCGCTAAGACTGATGTTGATGCCCAGAGGTGGATACTAGCGCACGGCCACAAATACAAATGGATCGAAGCTGTAACGAACTGGCGACGCATCAACACGATTAAGAAAAAACTCGATAGCTTCGACTACGCGACGATGCCAGACAACCGATACTATGGCGGTATCATGTATTTCGGAGGACACACCGGAAGGTTCAGTGGTAGTGGGGGTAACCTAAACCTCCAAAATTTGCCGAGAGAAGGTATGTTCGGAGTCAATATGCGTAACTTGATTACTGCTCCTGAAGGTAAGAAACTAGTCGTTGTTGACCTTTCGCAGATCGAAGTCCGCACGCTGTGTTGGCTATCCGGCGACCGAGAGACAATGGACGCAATCGAAGCGTCGGATGATATCTATGAAGCGTTTGCAATCCAATTCGGCTTGTGGTCTAAGGACAAAGGAATACTGAAGAAAGAAGACGCAAAGCTGAGGCACAAAGTCAAGGCTCTCGTATTAGGCTGCGGCTACGGTGCGGGCGCTAAACGGTTTTCTGAGATGTATGATATGCCCCTCAAAGAAGCCCAAGACGCTGTGGATCTTTATAGGACCAAGATTGCGAAAGTTCCTCGTTACTGGAAGAAACTGGACAAGGAAGTCGATAAAGCATATAATGCTGGTCGGCTGTCTCTGACGCTCCCGTCAGGAAGGTCGCTCAACTACGGCAATCTTCGGAAGACTCTGGCCCAAGGACGAATCCAGTTTGTCTCTAGCATCAACCGGAATGGACAGAAACGCATCATGAAACTATGGGGTGGAGTCCTCGCTGAGAATCTCTCACAGGCTCTAGCTAGAGATATTTTCAGTTTTATGATGTTAGAGATCGACAAGGCTGACATAAATATTATCTTCCACGTTCATGATGAAGTAATCTGCGAGTGTGATGAAGATAAAGCTGAAGAGACCCTACAAAAAATTACCCAAATTATGTCCACTCCTCCTGAGTGGATTAGCGATATTCCTCTGGATGCAGAGGGAGAAATTCTAACCCAATACCAAAAATAATGACATACAGATATTTGCGTAACCTACGCGACACAAAGACAACTAAAGTAGACGACCTTAGTAAACTCCCAACTAAAAAACCAAAATTCAAATCAAAAGCTGATTACCGTGAATGGTGTGGCGACCCGAAAACTAATCATGTTTTTTACTCTACTGTAGAAGGGCGTGCGCCTTCAAAAAGAATAGGAGGCGATAACCCAGCACATAAAATTTATGGGGTTGTAGCAGACTACGACGCACCCGTCGATTGGCCTAACATGCCTAATATCATCGAGGACGGTTGTGCCGCTACCGTCAAACCAACTTGGGCCTCTAAAACATATAGCGGTTACCTTAGACTAGTTTGGGAATTCGATGAGCCAATCCCCATCGATCCCTCTATGTTTGATTCATTTATGGCAAACATGAACAGATCTCTTAAGGTAGATAAGCTATTTGCTGGATTTGACACGAGTTCTTTACGCCCCAACCAATATTTTGAATTAGGGGATGAGTGGGCCAAACTAAACGGGTCAGTTCCTAAAGACATAGTTCAAGCGGCTCTAACAAAAGCAGTCACCTCCAAGCCACCAGAGTCGGACGATACGACTATACCAATCGATGTTGTAGCTAAAGAAGTTGAATCCCGATTCCCGAATCGCTGGATGGGGGACTTTGAAGTAGGGTCCAGAGGGCCACTATTTTGGATTGATGATGGGATCAACCGAGACGGATGTCAGGTTGTAGAGGATGGTATCGTTTGTTATTCAGACAGAGCTGGTAAAGGCTTCATGAGCTGGTCCGATATTTTTGGTAGTGCTTTTGTTAAAGACTATGAGACTAAAAAACTAGCTACTCTACTAGACGAATATTGGTTTAACGGTAAGTGCTTCTACAAGCTTCTTTTTGGTAACGCTGTATCAATCCCGAAAGATCAACTTCTACTAGAGCTACGTCAGGCTGGTTTCTCTGTAAGAGTAAGAAGAGGGAGAGCAATCAGCGAAGTAGAGGAGGCTGTTTTAACGATTAGTAATAACAACCGTATTGACGAGATCGCTCCTGTTGTGTTCTCAAACGAGCGTATTGTATCTTACAACGCTAGCCGGATTCTTAACTGCTCTAACCTAGTTCCAGTCGGCCCCGACTCTGACGGTGACCCATCAAAGTGGCCGTTCCTCCATCAATGGTTGAATCAGCTATTTGTGGATAGCTCAAAGAACCCAGCCTTAGATTACTTTTACTCGTGGATGCAGCGTTTTTACACTGCGGTTTTGGATAGGGTTCCTTTACAGGGACAAGCTCTGCTGCTGGTCGGGCCGACAGGTCGCGGCAAGTCGCTATTG